AAGAACTTTTCCAATAAATATACTAAAATGTCCATAATATATATTATACGGTCACTATATTATATATTATATATCACAAATGTGTAAATCTACCTAAAACAGACATTACTGTGGAAGAGGAGGAGTACTACGTAAGACGCAGAAAGTTCGATAAAAACGCCTTGTTTTTCTCTTCATATTCTAATGCGCGTTGTGTTGCTTGGTACTGTTTTGTGGCCAACCGTTCTTGTCTTATACGCTCTTGTTCTCGCAACATATGCTCTGCCTGCGCTTTTTCAAGTGGTGTGGCGGAGCCGGCACTTGACCATTCGCGGTTAAACATATCTACGGATTGATGTCTTGTCTCCGGCTTGAAATCGCGCTCTGACACTGCAAACACAGTTTGGTCTTTATGAACTTTCCGCAAATCATCAAATTTCAATTTACTGAATGGGTCGCACGAAATATATACGTCTTCGGCGTCTTCGTCTGCTTCTTCTGTGGCTAAGTCACCATATAAATCCCCTGCTCCACTAACCACATTATAGGAGGAAGGCCCCGCGTTGCGACGTATAAGCGCGCTGGATGTTCTGCGCACTTGTTCCAGTGATTCCCCGAAGTTCGCCTTGGACACGTTTTGTGGTACTTGTATATCCGAGGATGTATCTGAAAACCAGCCAAACCGTTTGGCGCGTTGTTCCGCTGCATGGTCAGTAATATTCTTCTCATATAGTTCATTGAATTGGCGCTGAAACGCGCCTCCAGACATTGACCTCATCGCCGTTCTCACCTGTTCTTCGGACGCAACGTGTGGATTTAATGGGTCATACATGGTCGCGGATTGGCGTGTGCGAGAAGGTGTTTCCACGGCAGGTGTATTACCGCCACCACTCACACGTGGCCCCGCGCGACCACATGTTCCACCCGTATAGCCTGGGTAATTCGGCTCTTTTTTAGGGGGGTGTTGTGGCTCAGGTATGTCATAAAACTTGCAATTCGCTTCGTAGTATTGAACCATTATTTCAAACGCCTTTTTATAGAAAATAAAATATTCGGGTGGAAATCGCGATTTATCGGGGTGTGTATATAATACTTGTCGTTTCATATTTTTCAAGTCATTCATTGTAAATATACTTCTTGGCGGAACATTGAACAATCCAAATATTTCATCCAGTGTGTAACTTTGAATGTTGAGGTTATGGTTCATTGGTATATAAATATATATGTCATATAGTATTTATAGTATTATTATATACTACACTGAATTACTAATAACATGAAAATTAATACAGAAATTGTGTCCCGAACCGACTTTTTAAATATTTTAGCCAGCAATACCGGTGTAGTTTTATTCAAGTTTGGGGCGGAATGGTGTGGGCCATGCAAGAAAATCGGCCCGTTCTTACACGAATTATTCCACGAGTTACCCGAAAATGTGTCTGTGTATGTTTTGGATATAGATGATTGTTTCGATTTATTTTCTTACCTAAAACACAAGAAAATGGTGAATGGAGTACCGTGTATCCTATCGTATTACCGAGGAAATACATCGTATGCCCCAAACCAGTGTTACGCAGGCACAGAACAATCCGAAATACTGCAATTATTTGACAACATCAAAAAACAAGCCCTGTCATATTACTAAAAAAATGATTTAAAACGCGACGGTGCGGTATGAACGAACAATATAATTGTTTTTGTGACAATGCAAACAAAAGACAGAAAACGCACCAGAAAGCTATCAAGCAAAGAGAAACGCAAATTGTGGAAATCGTTTGACGATGAGGCAGATGAAACGCCTGAATTAAGCCCAGGTATGCAAGAGGTGGATATATGTATTGAATGTGGTGCGGTGATGATGGTATCTGAAGATGGACTCCCTACATGTAGTAGTACCACATGTAGCGTTATGAAACCGATTTCCATTGACTTTAGTCCTGAGTGGAAGTTCTTTCAATCGGATGACCGGAACACACAAGACCCAGCACGTTGTGGGAATCCAGTGAATCCTCTTCTCGCAGAATCATCTTTTGGGTGTAAAGTGTCATGTAGTTCCAAATCCCCCTACGAAATGCGCAAAATACAGAAATGGGTAGAATGGCAGTCTATGCCTCACCGCGAAAAAACTCTGTATGAGGAGTTCAAGTTCATTGAAACCATGGCAACTAATGCGGGTATTCCGAAACTCTTCATAGACGAAGCGAAAATCATCCATAAAGAACTCTCGCAACAAATGATGTTTCGTGGTTTGAATCGTGACGGTATCAAATCCGCATCTCTCTACATCTCATTCCGCGCCAACGGTTGTCCTCGTACAGCATATGAAATCTCCGAGATTTTCCATTTGGACAAAGCCAGTGCAACCAAGGGATGTTCTGCGGCGGTATCTATCCTACACAATTTAGAAAGAAATGCCAGCACAACGGATGGCAATGACCCTCTCCTAACCAGTTTCTCCCATTCCAGTCTATGTGTCGCCAAACCATCCTCCTTCATGGAACGTTTCTGTTCGCAGGTGAATATGTGTCAAGAACTCACGATGTTATGTAAGTTCATTGCACATAAAGTGGAAGAGGGAGATATTATCACAGACAATAATCCGCAGGCCATTGCAACTGGCATTATATTGTTTGTGGCGAGTATTTGCAAACAAGACATAAATAAGAAAACCATTGCGAAAGTATGTGGAGTAAGCGATGTCACAATTATGAAGTGTTACAATAAATTAGTAATGATTAAAAATGACCTTATACCTCCATGTTTAATAGAAAAATATACATCATAAACATTATTTGCGACAAAGCGCGGATAATTCGGACTCATAAGTCTGTATTATTTATTTATATATGCCACCACAAATCGTATTTATTGTACCATATCGCAACCGCGAAACACAGCAACAGTTTTATGACAAACATATGCGATATATTATGGAAGATGTACCACGCGAATCGTGGGAGGTCTTATACATTCATCAGGCAGATAATCGGTCATTTAATCGAGGTGCTATTAAAAATATTGGTTTTTTAGTGGTTCGTGAAAAGTGGCCAAATGAGTACCGAGACATGACATTGGTGTTTAATGACATTGATATTATGCCAATCGTGAAAAACCTGATACAGTACCAAACCGTTCCAAATATGGTAAAACATTTTTATGGTTTCACAAACACTCTCGGTGGAATTGTATCTATTCGTGGTTCCGATTTTGAACGGATTATGGGATTTCCGAACTTTTGGGCATGGGGATACGAGGATAATATGTTGCAGTACCGAGTTCTTACAAGTTCCGGTATGGTGATTGACCGAAGCACGTATTATCCCATATACAACAAAAACTTTATCATGTTACACGATGGAATGGCGCGTGAAGTGAATCGCGGAGAGTTTGATGAATATAAGAAACTCACTACAGAGGGATACCATTCCATAAATGGCTTGAAATACACGGAAGACGCGAATAGTTTTCCGTTAGGTGGAAGTACAATAGTACATGTACATGAGTTCTCTACTGGGCGCAACGAAAATACTTCCATCCGAAAAGTACATGACTTGCGTAATGGCGCGAGACCATTTGAAGACGTCAAAAAACGTCATACAAGAATGGGAATGTTTTACCAAAATACAAAAAAATAGTAGTCTATAGTATATATAATGTATATATGCCGTATTTTCACAACAAAGATATAAATATTTTATTTATTCATATTCCAAAGACAGGTGGTTCTTCGTTGGAAGACTACTTTAGTAAAAAATATAATATTGCATTTACCCATAAATCACTGTATGGCTTTGTATATAAAGAACATATTACACAAAATCCGTTGCTATCCAAGTTACCGTCAGGAATATCGCTACAACATTTGCCCTATAAAACGATTATGAAAAATAATGATGTCCTTGGGGTAAATAAAACGAACCTAAAAATTATTACAATTGTAAGAAACCCATATGACAGATGTATCAGTGATTTATTTTATTTGAAACTAATCAATAAAGAATCAACCAAAGAGCAGGTTTATACGCAAATGGTCAATTATATCAGGTGGAATAGAGACAATCATTCTCTTCCACAACATTTATTTTTGATGGATGAAAACAATGAATTGTTAAAAGATATTACCATATTGCGTACTGAGGACTTAAGCAACGGGATGTTTCAGTTAGGATACAAAGACTTTAATGTGCGCTCAAATTACAACAGAAGTATCCAACAGGCCAAATATGATACGTATCTAAACAGTAATTCCATAAAATTGATAAATAAACACTATGACAACGACTTTAAACTTTTCGGATACCAGAAAAAAAATGAATGAAAGTAACATTTTTATGTGAAATAACCCATAACTATATTTCACATAATACCATGGATGACTCCTCAGAAGATGAAAATATTATTAATCCCGCATTTAACGACGACGATGACGATGATGATGACGACGACAATAATACCATATATGACGAAATATATGAAGCCGAAAGTATGTTCTTGGACAAAGAGCGTGATGAAGGTGAGTACATATTAGGTATGTACCGAATTATTCGCGGTTCTCCTGTATTTGCCATTGGTATCACGCCACACTCATTCTTTGGGTATAATTACAATATCATTCTTCGTTATTTATATCTGTATTCCATCATACAACTGATTAACACCCATATAGGTATTCTGAAGATAGTGAAGAAACGGCATTCCATTACCCCAAATATATGTTTCTATACGACGGAGGTCATAAACAAAACTGTATGGTTGAGACTCATTCAGCGTCATTGGCGGAAAGCATTTCATTCGTTTCGGATACGTCAAAAAACGGATGTATGGGAATTGCGGGGATGTGGACGGAGATTTGCGGGACGTAAGGGGGGGAAAGTTGGATTGCAGGGTCTCATGAGTGCATATAAAAAATAAATATATGGTTTAAATATATTACAATCAAAGTATGGCATCAACACGTAATAAAAATACACCTGGCGACTATGCTTTAGAACAAAAAGCATACGATGAACAGCTTTTATATAGGTCATATATCCGTTATGGTGCGCCTGAAACACCATTTTTTGCTGGACATTCTATCCTACCTGGAAAAATGAGTTCTCGTGACTTGGCGAATAATTACTGCGATATTGAATCCCAGCTTCGTGGTATCGGTTCAACCAACTTGGTGCAACCACAGGCCGAGGTTGTACCACAACTGAAAGACATAAAAAGTCTGAATATGGTGCCTTCCCCACAACCGGTGAATATGCCAGACCCTCTCGTGATTGAACCCAACCAGCGCTTATTACGTCGTTAGAGTCCCCCGTGTTTATTATAGTCCCACGTGTTTATTAGATTCATCCACGCGCTTGTAATTATTATATGATACAATAAATACAAACAATATATTTCTGTCATCCTCCTAAAACACTCTTTGAATGGCATAAGGATTTGATTTTAGACTATCCAGAATATCCGGTGTAGAACGGTCTAACTCAATATTGGAATATAATCCAGTAGGTTGTCTATTCGTACCCATATTCGCCACATCCGCTGTTTGATATGGCATAGAGGGTTGCACTGGACGAGTATTCGCAACCTCACGCGGTTTGGCACGCATATTAATATCCGAGTTCAACAATCCCATATTTCCTTTTGTCATATAAGCTGTCTGTTCAACCGCAGCGGATTTTAGTTCATTGTTGCGCTGAGCATACTCCGCATCATAAGGTCTCGGCTCACGCGCGCGTTCTCCTGCACCCGCACCACCTTGGTAATATCGGCTGGAAACCTGACGGACTGTCTCACGTGGGTCGACCGGTGTGACCTCATATGCACCACGTTGGTATAGAGTCTTATCTGCATTCAAGTGTCCAATAGAGTACTCGGTAGTCTCGCGAATCGTAGTTGCTGGACGGTCAGCCGGATTGAACAAATAGGATTGTGGTACTGTACTTCCAGGGTTCTGGTATGGTCGCAGAGTTCCCACGGTATTCTCACGTCGCGACGGACGCAACATATCCAACAACGGCGCAACAACAGCTCCGATTGTTCCCCCTAAACCTCCAAAATATTCGCCGGCCGAGTTCTCGCTACGATTATTAGCATACAATGTTTGTGACTTTACCCCATAATCCGCATCCGTACCATATCCACGGCCATTTGCGTTTGCGACAGGAAGCGGAACTTCGCCTAAATGTTGGTTGTGGCTCGGCATATATTCACCATAAATCACCTCTTTGGTCTGATTGCCTGCGCCACCAGTATAGGAGACCGCCGTCTCGGGTCTGCTCACGTATCTATCAACGGGAATAGAGCGGAGGGTTTGTCCCTTTTCAGCGCCGGTGGTGGTAAATAATCTTTCTGGTCCCATTTCAAACGCCCTATCCGGACGATTCTTCTCTACAATACCCATTTGCTCAGCACTCGCCAAGTTCTTGATAAAACTGTTTGCGGGTCCTTCATGCCCCAACATCACAAGCCCCGACGCTTTTTGTTTATTTGCCACACGCAATTCATCTACACCACGGTCTAACCACGAGTCACGCATTGCCATACCCGCATTAAATCCTCCTGCACCCGCAGTAGTATATCCAAGGCCTAATCCTGGCCCCACCTTCTCTTCCTTAAATGGATTTACATTCGCCATTCGCATGCCTACATTCATACGCGACTTGACGAAATCAGTGGTGTTCGGTGTTCCATTCGCCCACTGCAGATTTGTCTCAGGTGCAAAGAGAGGTGCATTCTCGCGTTTTGTTTGGTACTGAGAACCAGTACCGTTCATCGCGTCCAGTTGGCTTTCATTTGAGTTTGCATTCGTAAGAGGACTTCGTATATGACCTCCAAAATAGGGTGTCATGTTGTTATGCTGAAAATAGTCTAAATCTACTTTGCTCCCAGTCATAGAATAGTACTGTTTGGTATTTGAACCGATACTCATATCACTCACTACACCAGGGTCATTCGCCACAGAACTAATTCTCGCAGCGGTATTCACGGCAGGGTTGAAAAACTTGTCAGTATAAACACTTCCGCCGTCATAACGGTTGTTGTTTGTCAGCTTACTTGTATTGTCCCATAAATTATTACTGACTGGTGCGTCCGGTGGGTAATTCACATCAGGAACATCCGTATTGGGTAATATTTCCCGATTTGATTCGCTGAACCCTTCCTCCGTAGTATGATTGGTTTTTTGTTTGCTCATCACATATAATCCCGATAATGCTAATAATGGAATAGCCAACTCCATAGTATATAATATTATCAATATATCATATAAAAACACATTTGTATTTGGCTATACTCCATGACACCAAGAATCGTAGTAAGTTTCGACATCGGCATGAAAAATCTGGCATTGTGTGTTCTTGAACAAGAATCCAACAAGATTCAAATCCTGGATTGGGATGTCCTAAACGTAATTACGGGAAGTGAATCCGCTGCCATTGGGAGTACCGATGATTCCAAAAAAGACGCAGTAAAAAATAGTGTTCCGTGTAGTTTGTGCAAGCGCAATGCCAAGTATGTAGATATTGCTACACACACTCATCACTTTTGTACTGCTCACAAGAATGCGGATGGACACATACCCATGACCGTTTCACATACTGCGCCAAAACTTCTAAAACAATCCAAAACTGCATTGGAAACATTCTGTAAGACCCACTCCATTGAGTACCCAGTTGGTACTCGTCTTTTGAAGGAAGATTTGGTCAAACAGGTGATTTGTCCATGGCTACAACCACGACTCTTGGAGGAACTGAACCCCCGTGTCAAGCCCGCCACTTTATCATCCTCTCATCCGGATGTACCACCTTATATTCAAATGGGTCGTTTTCTGGATACGTTGTTGCGTGACAGATTGGCGTCATTTCGCGACAAGGCGTGTGTGGTTGTCATAGAGAATCAAATGGCAGAGCGAATGCGTATGATTCAGGGGATGGTGTTACAGTTTTGTATTGGGTTTTTTCCGCGAAATGTGGATATTGAGTTCATTGCTCCGTCCAATAAATTGAAACATGTGACGGCACATCCATCCAGCGCGGGAAAAACGGGCGGGGGGGAAGCGGTGTCTACGGCGGTAGGTGCCAAATATCGCCAAAACAAGAAAGATGGAGTACTGAGATGTCGTGAATGGATTGAACATGAGTACCCAGGTACTCCATGGAATACACTATTTGACAAGTCCAATAAAAAAGATGATTTGGCAGACTCATTCTTGCAGGGAGTGTGGTACTGTTTATCCGCCAAATAGTTGCATAAAAAAGTTGGGTTAAACTTTTACAGTGTTTTTTTGTTATATCCTACTACTACTTGTGTCTTACTTCTACTTATATCCTACTACTTACTTCTTACTTGTATTTGCTTCCAGCGAAGATTCTTACTTTGCTGATGTTAATTCCAGGGGTTGCCAAAAGTGCATTTGCAATATCATCGTATCCGCTATATATCGCAAAACCAAGCGCAGTGTATTCGAACATACCCTGAAGTTCGTATTTACGTAGCCGAATATGGTGTTTAACCGAACTAAACATGTTAATGTCGACTCCGGGAAGACTTAGTATAATCTTCACTAATTTTAGGTCGCGTCTTATGACAGCGCGCATTAGGGGAGTTAAACCATGTTTGTCATACTTGTTAATAGTATATATGTTGATGGTGGATACTTTTTCGGGGTCATAAACGTTGTATTCGTCTTCGTCTTCGTAGTCGCTGTCCGTTTCAGGTTCGTAAATGCTACCTTCGTCTTCGTCGTTGTCCTCCACGTCCTCCTCTTCAGCATCCTCCGGTTCAGCTTCGGCGTCCTCCGGTTCAGCTTCGGTATCCTCCGGTTCGTAGTCGCTGTCTTCCATATCATCTTGCTCTTCATAGTCGCTGTCATCGGAATCGTAGAAGTAATTATTCATCTTAGACTTGTTTATCGTAGATGCACGCAGGTGATACCTATTAGCACATTTCGGAGGAGTATTAACTGACTTCAAATGAACTTGACGGGAAAGAGCTGATTGAGAACGTGTTTGAACTGGCATTTTGTATTATAAGTATAAGTATATGTCGCTTGTATAATTATACTTTTCAATCTACTTGGTAATAACAAAAAAGTTCATTTTTTCAAAAACTTTATAACTACACCAGTTGCTAACAAAAAAAATTAAGTTAAACCTTACAATACTACATTACCTAAACCTACTTCCTACATGCTTCTTATTCTTTATCTTTTATAAATCTTCATCCAATATGCTGGTATTTTCAAGAACCGTCATCGCAATTTTTCTGGCGGAATAAAGTTCTTTGGATAACTTTTTAACGAGACTTTTGTCATAACGAAACCAATTACACTGCAGTTGAACCTGCATCTCATTTGCTCTATTACACAATGTAGAAGCAAACTTTAACCACATAGGATACGAAGTTCTATCAATTAGACGAGGTAATTCTGCATTGACTTTCTTAAATATTTCTAAGCAAATACACATTTTACTATCTTTATTTTCTATTTCACCGCATAAATATAACAAATAACTCATATCTTTAATGAAATTATCCTTCAATTCATTTACATCATCATCGTCGCTGTCCTCTGGTTCATCGTCGCTGTCCTCTGGTTCATCGTCACTATCCTCTGGTTCATCGTCACTATCCTCTGGTTCATAGTCACTATCCTCTGGTTCATCGTCACTATCCTCTGGTTCATCGTCACTATCCTCCAATTCGTATATATAATCTCTCACCTTAGCTTTACTTTTCGTAGTATCACGCAGGTTATACCGGTTAAGAAGTGGTGGTTTTTGGTAAAGAACTGGTTGGGAACGAGTTTGAACTGGCATTTTGTATAAGTATAATTATCGATTGTATACTTATCAATCTACTTGGTAGTAACAAAAGTTCATTTTTTATTTATAAATTGGTATTCACGGACACCCTGAAGTCTTGAACACTCCTCGCAATATATGTAGCATCACGCACACCCATACATTTCAAAAACTGATTTCATGCGTAGTTGTAAAATGTACATGTTTATTTTCATTTGGATACCCAATCGGATTACATAAAAAGTGTATTTCATGTATCATATTTTTAGATGGAGTATGTGTATGTCCATATATCCAACAGTTTATTTTACGCGCATTTGTTGCAATCAGTTCATCCATATTACAATAAAACCATTGGTTATAAGGTAGCATATGTTGTGTCTTATATTTGATGTCAATCAATGAGTCGGAAGGTATATGATGTGTTATCACCACACAGTTTTCATTATTTTGTAAAGCATCTTCTAAAAAATCAACGCTTAACATATTCAATCTATTATATTTTACATAATCAAACTCCGGAATGTTATAAACGTCATTTATTTCATAGTTCGGATTCGTAATTTTAGACCATAAAGTAGTGCCAATAAAACACACACCTTCATATATTTCATAACTGTTATTCAAAAAGCTTATATTGTCAAACTGTGTAAAATACTCTTTCATAAAATTATTTGTTTCTTGTATTGTTTTTGTTTTATGATAATATTCATGATTTCCTGAAATAACGAAAGATTTTTTAAAGTTTTTACTAATAAAGTTCATAAAAACGTTGTAATTGGATTGGTATGGATTTCCGATGTCTCCTGCCAATATACATATTTCGTCCATGCCATATGGTATTTGTTGAATAAATTGTTCTATTTTTTGTGGTTTAATAAACTCTAAATGTAAATCGGATAAATATCTCAGTTGGTGCTTCATTCTATACAAAACACAATGTCTTCATGTATATGAGTTATCCACCTAAAAAAGTATTAAACCTATATGTATAAATTATATCTGTAAGTTTATATTCATTATCAACCAAGTCATACACATTTATTATGCATCAATACTCGGTTTTATTTGTAAGTGTCTGCCAATGCAAGCATATCGAAACACGATGTCATATACATCATATATTTTGTGTTCAAAGTATGTATAGTTAGATGCTTATATATATAGTTTTTGTTTTATTCGTGGTAGAAAAAAAGTTGGGTTAAACCTTATATTTTGCCTACTTAACCGTAATAGCCGATGTCGGCGACTTTTAGAAGTTTATTTTTTTTACCATAAACATATTATGTCGGTGTCTCATTCTTTCATCGCGTTATATTAAGCATTTAAATATAAGAATTAGTAGTATCTTATAGTTAAATAATGGAAGTCATTGACATCGGACTGAATGATTTAGAACCCGTTTCACTCAATTTATCTGGGTTGGATTCTGCACCTGCGGCGTCATCATCATCCTCTTTAGGACCCGGAATTGACCTTCTCATGAATAATAAACATCGTAGTGGGTCAAATACAGTCAATGTGGATTTGCGAGAATTAGATAATTTAGAAAGAGAACTGAATGCTTTAACCGGAAACGTCTCAGATTCGGCGCCTCCGGCGCCTTCAACAACCCCCATCTCCACCACAAACAACGCGAGTAGTAGTTTGGGCGGTTTCACCAGTCTATTTAGTAACTGGGGAGGAGGAGCAAACGCCAAAACATCCAATCCAGTATCACAAAACGACCAAATACAACACACAGATTCCAATTTAGGACAAGCAACCAAAGACTCCGTCGGAAACTCGGGAGTATCCAAAACATGGGATGGATTCGGAAAGTTTTCAGAAATCCCAGGCGCATCCAAGTCCAACCATATGACTGACCGCGAACGCAAACGCAAGAAGAAGTACATGATGCGCGAATTAGACAAGTGGGCGGAAAAGGGTCTTATAAAACATGCCTCACGTTTCAACGATGACTCCACCTACGAAGAGGTCGAGGACGAGTACGAATCTGCCTTGGAAGATAAACGTCGCAAAGACAGCATTAAACTACAACAATGGTGGTTTATGACATTCATTAATTCCGTGGAGTGGGCGAATGCAGCGATGAACCCGTTTGACCTGAACTTGGATGGATGGGGCGAGCAAGTATCAGAAGACATAGACAGCTACGACGAGATATTTTCCGAATTATATGACAAATATAAGGGTGGTAAATTAGCGCCGGAATTGCAACTGTTGTTACGTATAGGGTTTAGCGCGGCCATGGTCAATTTCACCAACAAAGCTTTATCCACTGCCACACCAGGGTTCAATGATGTGATTAAACAGAGTCCCCAGTTAATGAAGATGTTCACGGATGCAACCGTCAATGCAATGAGCCAGCAGTCACCCGCATTCCAGATGGCGTCAAATATGTTACATAAGCCCGAAAACATCAATACTTCGTTCGGCCCGCCTCCAGCACCGGTAGAGACTAAAAATGCAGGCCCCGTAGGCAGACAAATGCAATTCACAGAGACCCCAAATAATCGTCAGGATATTAACGCCGCGCGGGGTACTATGTTCCGTGAGTCTGGGGTAAGTGTCCAAAACAACTTTGCGCCGGTGAATGAACCGCCACCACAAAGACCACGTACGGAAATGCGTGGCCCATCTATTAACCCTGACTTGGATTCAATCTTATCTGGTCTGAAAAAAGCTCCTGCTCCATCGCGCACCGAAACGCCCGCATTTACCGTGGAAGATGTAGATGATTCCATGATTTCCATCAGTTCATTGAAAGATTTGCAACAAAACACTACCATCCCCAAAGGAAACAGAAAACGTAATCAAGGGTCAGAAAAAAACACTATTCGGTTAGACATTTAACACTTTCCGAGAAACGATAATTTAATCTATAATATAACACTTAATATTATAGATATGTCATATCAAAGAGCACAACGACGGACAATCAACCGAAACACACTATTAGACAATCGGCTTACAAACCTCACAAACCCACACAATCATTATGGAGACTTACATATTGAACGCGACGAAACAGTTGGCAGAAATCTGACCATTGGCGGAAACCTAACGTCAGAAAACTATTATGCATCGGGTAACTACTATTTGAACAACTTCGTATTAATTCCCGCGGGAACGGTCATACAGTCTGCAGCGATTTCTGAACCTGGAGGATGGTTTGACTGTAACGGAAGAGAACTCAACGTGGATGAGTACCCAAACTTGTTTTCAGCAATTGGATATACTTATGGTGGTGGTGAAGGTGTATTCAATTTACCCGATATGAGAGGACGTGTCGGAGTTTGTCAGGATGGGTCTTCTTGGAGTTTAGGAAATATTGGAGGAGAACAAACACACACTTTGTCAGTCAATGAAATCCCAGGCCACACACACACAGTTTAACACGCAGGTCAAATCCAGATGCAGGCGCGTTTGACGCCAATCCCAGTATAGATTCCCATAAAAACGAGTCTTCTGCTATTACGAATGACAGAACTGTAGTAGGTTCTTTTTCCACAGCATCTACAGGTGGTGGTCTTGCACACAACAACATGCAACCTTATTTGGTTCTACGCTATTTAATCAAATATTAATGATAATACCAAATATGGTGAATAACATCACGACAATTCACCAATAATCAACAAGATATGTGTATATAATAAATAAATATACACATGACCGCTGAAATGCCATCCGATAAGGGAGAACTCGTATATGACATATATGAGAAATCTCACATTTCGTTCTTAGTTGTATTTTTAGGAATATATCTGTTCTATATCGGTGTAAGCAGTATTATTAAATCAACTGCCCCTGGTGTCACCGACGCCCAACTCCATACAGCATTTGATATATGTGTCCTCGTATTACTGTTCGCATATTGCGTATATGTATTTAATGATTTCACGTCTCTCCAAAAGAACAATGTATTGCAAATCTTCTGGAACTGGTGTCTCGACTTTTACGCCGACGATGTAATGATTTTAGCAGCAACCGTTTTCATGTTCGTGTTTTACTTCATTGTGTTCTGTTTTAAGATAACCCTACACAACAGCCCATATACACTCCATCTGCTTGAGACCAAAGCATGGATTTTCCTCGTGACGCTCATCTTGGTATATATTCTCAAACACGCATTCCATTTAGACATAATCCGGTACTTATATTTGACCGACGACAATGTTAGCATTTTTGACACAAGATTCAAGTACTGGGGGGAAAAAGTCAAGCATTCCACCTCCGACGTCGTGTTAGAGTCTTCGCCCGAACCTAAACAAGAAGTATTCAATGTCTCAAACAATCTTTACACATACGATGACGCGCAATATATATGCAAGTCGCTTAATGGACGTCTCGCCACCTACGACGAAATAGAAGACGCATATAAAAACGGCGGTGAATGGTGCAGTTACGGCTGGACGGATGGGCAATTAGCGTTATTCCCTACACAAAAATCCACGTGGGATTTGCTTCAGAAGGGTGGCAAAACAAAGAACAGTTGTGGGCGTCCAGGTATTAATGGCGGGTATGTCAAAAATCCGTACCAAAAATACGGTGTGAATTGTTTTGGGGTAAAACCGCTTGAGAAAGAGACGGATATTAAACCGGCGTCTTATATGATTCCATCTGCGGACGGAACACCATCGCCAAATGACGTTGAAGCCCAGAAAAAACTTGAGTTCTGGAAAAAATACGGCAACGATATTCTACAACTCAATTCATTCAATCGTACCAGATGGTCGGAATAATCTACCAAATGGTCGGAATAATCTACCCACCCAATTAACCGTGTATTATATAAATAATTAGTATATACTTATATCATACATAGAAATGAACAACGACCTATATTCAGCAAGCATATTAGACCAGATGACGTTAGATTTACTCGCCAATCGCAAAAAAGGCGCAGTACCAGCAGTCAAACAAAACCCCGAGCAAGCATTTCTCGCCCATCAAAAAGAAATCAAGAAAATCATATATCAATTGCTATCTGACCCCAGCACGGAAATATGTAACGAGGTTAATGAAGCGTTCGACCAGCTAATATATGCATGTGTTCGTCATATAGAAATAAAAACGCACAAATGGGCTACGCGCTACGACGAAGAACTTTTCCCCACAAACAATATGATAGAAACGTCGTCGTCCTCCGCCCAAGCTCGTCGCCATACATCTTTATGGGGGCATGCAATCCATAAAATTATGCCAACTTTGCAAGTAGAAAACGTGGAAGAGGAAGAAGAGGAGGAGGAATTAAACGTTTAAGGCTTTTCAATCAGTTTCCGTATTTGCGCGATTTCTTCCCGCAATTCGCCGATTTGACGTTGTAAGTCCGATATTACTTGTGCCTCTTCCTGCGGAGTTTTGGTAACGAGTAATGGGTTCATAGTCATTCGCGCCGCATCAAATGCACTGAAAGCCGTTGTTGCGGGAGGTGTATCTACCCGTCCTTGTTTATGTCGCTCAATTAACTCTTCCATGTTTGTAATAGGCTCATCTTTTGGCATCTCAAACGGATTTTCAGGGAGTGCGGGTTTCGTATTGGCTGCAACATATTCCTGTTTGCGAGATTCAAACATATCAGCCATTGTTGTTTTTTGTGGCATTATTGCTGGCATTGCAGTTATTGGCGGTAATTTGGGTGTCGGAGTACGCAACGACTTCAATTCCGTAACCATTTTACGAAGTGTATGGCGGTTTGCTTCTTGCAGATTTTGTACAGTATATGGAATACGCTGACTGTTTAGCTCGTCATACATTTGTCCAATACTATTTCTGAAAAACGCAATACACTCTTTCTCAGATGCGAGAACACTAAACACATTCATCTGTGTTAGTACATTCCATATTATATCCTGATTTGCAGGTTTAATAAACTCGTTGGACAACATATAATTGTGTATAGTCATATACAATTATATTCTTTCACGGTTTCTTCTGTTTTTTTGCCCGACTTACGTTCTTGACTGTAAAACGAAGTCTTTTTGTATTAATCTGCTTACCTGTCGCTATTTTTCTCGTCGCTGCCAATTTTGCGTCGATATTGTCCGTATGTACTTTGAACCAATCATAGGAAAGGGCTTCCGGCTCTTCCTCAGACACTTTTATATAGGCTGTACGAATAAAAGGGGACGATTCGTATCCACTATACATAGAGTCTTTGTGGTGAAATAGGGTGTTTTCCATCAACATAATATCAACGGAGTCCGAGTTGTATATTTTAGGCTCAAACACTACCAAGTCCAAAATAATGTCTTCGTCGGTTGGGATTTTATATTCTTTTTGATATTCCTCCAACGTTTTCTTATGTTCAGGCGAGTATGGTACATGTGGTATTACGGTTGTATTCATACTTAAGTCATATAGCTGTTTTCCGTGGTAATATAACTCGTATTTTTTTGCATACTCCTCGATAATTTTTTTACGTGTTTCTTCAGGGATTACTGGAGCGCCTGAGGGGGCAGAAGCGGTGGATGTTGTAGAGCTGGATGTTGTAGTAGCGGGAATAACGGGAGGTGTAGCAGAGGTTGCGCCCACGGGCGCAACGGTATCAATCAGGTTATCAGTACCATCTGTTTGTTTCTGTTGTTCCTTTTTCAGATTTTCGCGATATAACCTCCTCGATATCCGTTGTTTAAGCTCACTAATAGGTACTTCAATCGGCGCTCTAATCGTAATATAACTACCATTGTTTCGACGTATAATTATTTTGATTCTTTCATCAAGTTCCTCGTCGTCATTGTTCATACTTATATATTACTGACCCTAATAATGTATATACTTATTTTTTTTATGGAGGTGGGTACTCATCCATTGTAATACACATTTCGGTACTTCTCTATCATTTTGTCTGTGACTTTCTTATACGTAAATAACTCCATCCTTTTCTTCAAATCCACGTTGCTTACTCCTCTCTTGTTTTTACGAACACCCGAATATATTTTACCCGTTAGCATCGTGATGATGAAAAACAGCGAATACATCCCACATTCCGTGTTTCCAAATTGATGTTCAACCTTGTTTTGATACACCTTAAACTCCACTGGATTCTCCTCCAACTCTAAACCCTGTTTCTGGACTCGTTTAATGAACACATCAATCTGCGGAGGCAGTACCAAACTCGCGCTGTCAAAGAAGTATATGAACTTATTCGGAACATCCACAAACAACGATACCCAGTGCGACCCTGGTTCATCATGTTCATCTAAATTAAACACAAACCCGAACTGTGTCTTCCCAGCCTTTCGTTCTTTAGCAAGATTAAACGTACATATTTCCGGCGTCACACACTTGTCATCCTCCGGCTTTGCATCAAAATCAATGGGCGAGGGTCCTATAAACCTAAATTGGGGGTATGTATATTCATACTGTCGCATAACATTTAGGATATCAAAGTTCGTCAGCCACTGATTGGGGTTCTTCTTCCAATCCTTCGGTGCAAACGGTGCATACACGTGTTTATATATGTCCCGCTTCAAATCGCTGTCTTCAATAGTACTCAACCAACATTCTTCCTCACCCTCATTATTACAATACTGCGCACGCGTCTTCAATATACGCAAAATCTCTCGTGCGTCGTCGGTAGTTATACGACGTGTTGGTTCTGGATGTGTTTCATTATAAGCATCACGCACGCGTATCATAAAATCGGGTGTCATACAAGTATCTTTGGCCACGCGTCCATGTTTCAATGTATATGGCCCACAATTTAATCGTTTCCTTCGCCGGCGTGTCTTTTGTGTCATATATAATATAATTATACATAATACATAACATGTTAACTCGTTTTCACTATGATGAGGCGCGAACACAAAAAGCGCTTGAACAGAGTACTTATATGGGGCGATATGCATTAAATACACCAGGCCCAGGCATTGACATGCCATTTCAAGAGGACCCGCAAGTACGTATGCAAGCGTGGGGTGCGAATATGATGAATAATGCAATCAATATTGAGAGTGATTTAAGGGGTCTTACACGTCATTTGAACCGTGACAATGTGGATATGAACCGCCACGATGGTCTGTCCGCTGTACGGGGAGTACCGATGGCGTTTCCAAGTGTCGACCCGTTTGTGAATGAGAGTCGTGCTACCCATCCTGCCTTCTTATATCGTACGGTGGAAATGAACCGTTGGGAAGAGCCGATTCATAATCCACAGGCGAACTTGGAGAAGGGGTTTCATGACAATATTCAGACACGGATTTTGGAGAAAGACTACTATGTGCCGAAAATGCCAATACCGTTCTCCAAATAAGTGTCCGGATATTTAGGTGGAAATGTGTATTGTTAGGTGTGTCATACACATCATTTATTGGACTTGTCGTACGTGTTAATAATACTTATAGGATTTTTACTTATAATTATTATTTGAATGGATGGGTACTTAACTTATAGTACATAAACTACCAAACACATCTTCTGCCGATTCTTCACTGGTATCTAATCTTGCAAGAGGTTTAGCAGAACCAAACGCTCCCGTTCCTACTGAAGGACTGGTTTTCGTTGTAGGGCTTGCTTCCTTGTCTGTTACAGGTTGGTTATCTAAATTGTTTTCATCTATTGGCTTGTTGTCATCCACTGTTTCTTTATTTTCATTGTTAGCTTGTTCATTTCCATTGTTAGCTTGTTCATTTTCACCGTTAGCTTGTTCATTTTCACCGTTAGCTGGTTCATTTAGTCCAATAGCTATGTCTTCTGTGCTTATTTCATCTGTGCTTATTTCACCAACCTTGTTTATCTCCGTTTTTTCTGGTATAGGTTGTTGTTCTTCAGCCTTCGGTGTAGGCGCATCAATATCATATATTTCAAGCCATGTTTTCTTTTTGATTTCCGAAGTTCCAGATACAACCTCTTCCTTAGTTCCAATTTTATCCATCAGATAAGTAATACTCTTATCTCCCTTCAATGTCTTAACCGTAAAAACAATATTCTTTTGTTTGACACCCAAATTATACGTATCCTTTCCTACTTTTTTAATTGAATTGCCTACGTTGCTTGCCACGCTACTAACGGATGTACCGATTTTGTTTAACAATCCACCTCCACGCATCGTCTTTTTGTTTGCACCGCCATTCTTACCCTTATATATTCTAAGTGTTTCACCCACTTTGCCAATCGCACTGATTTCTTTAAACCCGAAATCTGTCAACATGCCAAAAAATACTCCATTGATTCCAATTGGAAGACCTTTTACTATCTCCTCCTTAGACCAAGTTTTGCCAGTAGCGGTATCTGTGATACTTCCATCATCATTGAACTTAGTACTGGTATAAGTCTTTTTAATCTTATGTGCAATACGAAATTGTTTGTCTTGCATTCCGTATGTCTTGTATTTTATACACTTTTCTGTATCCATGGCGGGGTTTTCTCCGTTTGTTTCAACCTTAGACAACCCCTTTTTCATATCTTGAACCGCAAAATGTATTTTACATTTATTCTTGTCAGGTGACTCTTCAAACTTCCGTATTTCAACCACCACGTCTTTACCATCCAGCGGAATATACACATCCCGTTTATCGTTACTGTCATACATGGCTTTAATCTCTGCAAGAGACTTTTTGTCCTCCGCCAAGTTATACACATACACATCCTTAAACAAATTACGCAAATCCATTCTCTCTTCTTGCTCAAGCATATCCAATAAACTGCCCAAATATAAAGCAAGTAATCTGCAAGACACTACCAAATGCGGGGTCATTGCGACTCCACCTGGAGTAACCGTGCCTATCAAATTAAATAACAAGGTATTTGAAAACACATTGCTTGCGTCTATCTTCGTTTTATTGACATAATTCATAAAGTCACATATATTGCGCTCAATTGTTTTGCCGTTGGCTTGTACTTTGTTTTTATCAGACAAATATTGTTTCTCTAATTCCCATACACTTCGCTGGTTCATGAATCTAAAACACTTGTCAAACACCACATTCAAAAAGTCATACAGTTTTCCGTCACCGCCTCCTTCTTGTTCATTACCACCGGTCATCGGGTTAGCCGTCGTTGTGGATTTTTTTGTTCTATACGATTCATATAACTCAGTAATCCATGCAAGTACATTTATTTGCCCATCTTCGTGCGCTTTTCCCATTAATACTTCATGTATTTCTGTATTGTCCTCCAATAAATAAGTAGCTTCTTTAGTTGCAGCACGATGGTCTACAAAGTTTTCATCTTCATACTCTGTTCCGGTCTTAAAAAACATTTTATATTTGTTCCTTCGTTTCTCCAATTCCGACTTTTTATTCGCATCCAAATCTTGTACTTGGTACTTACCCACATAGGTTTTATCACCATATTTAATTTCGTATGTGGTTAAATCAATACCCCTTATTGTATCGTAGTTGTCCAAGCCATACTCATTCATCATGGATATTGCGATGAGTACCGAAAAGGCAACTTCAACATCCATAAAATGTGGTTTAATATATTCACTACCACCAATGCCAGTTAAACTGCGTCCAATATTTTTGATTGCTTTGGTTGATGTACCGGTAGTAAAATATCTTTCGAAATTGTAGTTGTAGTATTTGTACAGCTTTGTGCCAATTCGTCTCTCCTTCCATTTTTGGTCAGCATAGTTGATGCTGGATTGAATACTATCCATCACTCCTCCTCCTTCTGTGGGTTTCTCCCCTTCTTTGGGTTCTCCTTCTTCTATAGGTTCTTTTATGTTAGCCTCCTCTTTATTATCCTGCTCACGTTTTTCATCGGTTTTGTTAATTTCACCCGATGTAAAAGATTTGGTAAATCCGGCTCCAAAACATCGCAATAGATATAACATATCCTCGGACGTTTGTTTAAAATCCTCTTTGATAGCAACGTTGCGTTTGATGAACGCATAATTCACTCTCAATGTGTGCTTAATATGTTTCATGGTGACTTGTTCAGTTGCATTCCATAGTGAGCGGTTAAATTGGTGTTTATAATTCAATAACAGCCTATAGAAAATATCAAAATCCGGTTGAAACGAAATATAATGAATATCATCTGTCTCATACTTATTTTTATTCAGAAGTGGATGTTTTGAGTCAAGCAAACGGTAGTCATTTATTATTGCAAGTGACGCAGTTTCAGACCAGTTTGGCATAGTACCACATTCCAAAAAAGACCTATCATTCATATCCGCCTCTTCTGTTTTTTCAACCGCATCTAATTTTTCTTCCGCTTTATTGTCGTCATCAACGGGTTGAGTACCGTCGTTATCACCCCCACCCACAGAATTATACTTTTGCTTTTTATTCTTCAAATAACTGTCCAAGTATTCTTTCCGATAGATATATGTTCCATCAAAAAACATTGTATCTTTAACCTCATATAACGCTACTTCATAATCGTGCTCTTTTCTGTACATAGATGTAATTTGTTGAGGCTCAATAAATGTCAGAAAGTTCTGATTCTTCACTAAAATGCGGTCAACGTCTCCAGCATTCACAAAGTGCTTTAAGAAAGACACCGATTGACGTGTAACATCCGTATTTAACAGTAACTTAGTAGTATTTCCAACTTTGGTGAGACCTTTAGCAACAATATTATCGCTATTTGCTATTTTAGATGCGACAGAGTTCATCTTTTTTCCCATTCCCAAATCAGGAACAAGCTTATCTGTTGTATGCTTTTTCAGTTTCTTCAGCGTGGTCATTATACTCTTACCACCACGCTTTGTAATACGCTTTTTGGTTTTCTGCATACAATTGTAATAATATTAACACACAAAAAGAGTTTTCTAAATACACTAACTTATTTTCTTCAACGATTTTTAAGGTACTCATAACAAATAACATAAAATACAATTACCCTTATAAAATGTCTTTAGTGAAATAGTGCACCTACGAGACATCCACCGTACGAGACATTCACCCCGAAAAATACTACAGTCATAATAAATAAATATACGTAATGGAATGCCCAGTATGTTACAACCCACAAGATAATATGAAAGACTTCTATGATTGCAAACATCTAATCTGTTGCACCTGTCACACAGCTTGGCATAAAAACCAAAATACTTGCCCCATATGTAGAGCACCTGAATATAATACCCCCAAACGAAAATATATGGTACATGCATGGTGTATTACCAGCGCAATTATGTGGGTGCATCTATGTTGCATAAATGTTTTCACTGTTTTTTTCTGGTTGTTCGAGTTTGAACCTGAATATAATTACTAAACCACTCCATTATAATCTACCGATTTAATAACTATAATGCGATTTTTGTCTCTGGTACAGTTCCAAAACCATTTAGCAACATCCAAGGACGACTTTGAATCCTATAAAACATTTATCCGCACAGCACAAGTACGTTTATGGAACGGTTCTTTAAAACCTCTGGCTGAGTACCGAAAAGAACATACACACATCACCACCGCCGACCTCAAAAACATATATAACCACGTTATAAACCACGCCGACTACATCACCAATGTATATAACACTTCCTTACGCGTCGCCCCCGAAAATATACTCACACCAGACGTCAAACCCATGTTTCTAAATGCAATCAACAACAGTACCTCCCCCCAATTCAAAAACATTGTTCGCAACATGTTCTGGCGCGAAATACTCCGCGATACCCAAACAGACCTTCACAGCAAAACGTACTTGACGGTACTGGAGGACTTATACAAACACAATATCATCAATCATAAACTGCTTGCACCCACCGCGCTTGGATACCTCGCCACCGGACATATTGGCCGAATATTCGCCTTTTACTATTTTCGCGCATCCATCATGAATCCGTATGTGGTATATTCTCTGCAAATGCGGGTACTCAAATCGCGACGTGTATTTACGCCTACACTCGGCTGGGGGTCATACTTCCATGGATTTGTCGCGGGAGGCGTGGAAGAATATGTAGGTGTGGATGTCATACACAATGTTTGTGACAAGGTATCCAAGTACGCCAATGAGTACCACCCAACCATAAAAACCCAAATATTGTGTCAGCCATCTGAGAGTCTGCTTCTGTCCAATAGTTTTATGAGCAAGTATAGCGGATACTTTGACACCGTGTTCTTTAGCCCGCCATACTTTAGATTAGAACTCTACAGCGGTGGCAAACAAAGCACAACTGAGTACCCAACCTATGAATCTTGGTTGAATGGGTACTGGCGATGTACTGTCCGCGTTTGTATGCACGTCCTTTCAAAGGGGGGAACTATGTGTTACATTTTAGGTAATTATGGAGATGGTCATGGCACTGAGTACCCATTATTGGAAGATATGGGAAGAATTGCCAAAGAGGAGGGATTCACTTATAAACGTATGATTTCCATGATGAACCGCCAAGTAGATATAATGAAGAATCGCGGTACTCCTGGCGAGAAAATCGTGTTTTTTGTCAAATAGATTGTGTGTGTTATGCTACATTATTATAGATGCTGTAATATATAATAATGGACTTGTTCCTGATACTTTTGATTGTACTATTGGTTGCAGTGTTGGTGTATTTCTTAATATCGTCTATGGCACTCACCCCAAACATCTTGGCTGATTATGTGCATCTATTGAAAGAAACCAAGACAGTACCCACCGAAAAAATCGCAAACCCCAGTTCCGTGAATTATACCTACTCGTTCTGGATATTTGTATCTTCTTGGACAAATACAAACACGAAGCCAATCATTACGTATGCGGACACTTCCAGTGGTAGTTCAACCCCATATTTCAAGCTATATCTTGACCCCACAGACACGAACTTGTATTGCGACATTCTCACCCAAACTGGCTCACAATCGGTACTCATCACAAACACTCTTCCTCTCCAGAAATGGGTGCAAGTAGTAGTGTCTGTGGAGAACATGAATGTAGATTGTTATGTGAATGGAAAAATGTCCAATGCCACTGTTTTAACCAGCATACAGGTACTCCCCAGCCAAACAGCCAATATTACCATTGGTGGGTCTCAAACACTGGACGCCAAGCTACGAAAAGTATCCCTGATACCAGTAACTGCGAACCCAGGCTATGTATGGCAGAATTATGTGGCAAATGCCCTAAATATGGCTACACAAGCGAGCGACGATGTTCAAAGTGTCAAGGTCGGATTACTACTAAATAATGAGGTTCAGGGCGAAACTACTTTAACCATGTAAATGCGGTCTTCTCAATCACAATCAATGTAGGGTCTCTGTCAAAAAAAGATACCCAGAACTTATACACCTCTTTTGTATCGGGGTTATCCATACTCATCCCAATACAAAACTCAATGCCATGAGTACCGCCAAACCGAAATGGCGTTGTATATTCACACAACTGAAATGATGTCGCACACAACCGCACCAACATATGATAATAGTGTCTGGGAAATCCCTCCATACTGAAATGAACGACCCCCAATAAAAAATCACCGTCTTGCGAGAACACCGACGACCCTCTCACATTTCGGAATATAGGATTATGCATTGGGTACTCACGGCATATTTGCAGACACTTACTTCCAAAAGGGGTTTCATATACTACACCGTATTGTAATGTCGGCCACCATCTATACAAATACAATTCCTCCATATTCCCACACACAGGTATCCAATTCTTCTCACACCAAGTATCTGTAGGTGGTTCAATAACATCCCCCGACAAAATCGCAGCGTTAGACAAATCATACTCGCCCACCATTATCCGCAATCTTCCGCTGTGTGAGTATCTTGATGTAGTTGCAATGTATTTGACCTCGCCGTTTTTTCCCGTGAATAGACGCAAATCCTCTAATCCATCCGATACTCCATAATCAGCCTTTTTCGTTTCTAATACATCTTCGGAGACAACACGGGATGACGTCGGTACTCCCTCCCGCGAAAGTTTAGACAAAACGTTGATATTATAAATATAATTGCGCCGCATCCACAAACAATTACTAAAAGTATATCTTCCATTCGGTAATATATGATAATTCACATATCGTGTATTTGCCCACGGCTTGTTGTCATATAAAATATATGAAGTGGATGTTGCCGAGTACCCATTTAATTTTATAAGATGTGGATTCAAGTCATGGGTACTCAATGCAGGTATTTGTGGCGAGTACAAATCAGGTGGCACATATAACATGCTGTCGTCATGATTGGCGTGATACCAAGTAACGTCTCCGAACACGGACTCGTGTTCCATCCATGCCCATACATTAAAATGCCATGTGAGTACCCACTCTTCACAAATGAGTTTGGTCATAAAGGTTTTATAGGACTGTAGCCAATGATACAATGATTCGCGGTCGCCCATGAAAACGCCTCCACAGAATCGCCAACAGGTTGTGTCGGCCAAACTGGCGAGTGATTTCACGCTCTCTTTAGACCAGCAACCAGGAAACGCAAGAAAACGGGGTGACCAATTGGAGATGGACTGTTTCATCCACTTTAGGTACTCCGCAACATGTTTAATATTGGAATGAAACGCATCATAGAATAAATCCATGTCTATCCATACAAAATGCGTGACGTCTGGGTTTTCTTGGATAGCTCTTTCCATATAATCATGTTTGCGATGTCCGGCCAAGATGTATTCGCGCGTATCTTTTACAAAGTTTCGGTACTGGGGTATATAAGGCGGAGGCTGAACGGAGTTATGTAGGACATCTATCCATGTATCATGTCCATTATCGAAAAACATACATGGAATATCGTGTTTGTAGAAGAACTCAATTGCGTATTTTGTGCGTGAGAGTTGTTTGTCTTCTGTGGGTATATATGATACAAATAATAGTTTATGGTGGGGGTGGGTCATATATACTATATTGTTTTATATGGCAGGTCGTAAGAATTGTAGGGATAATTTCTAAATATTGCCGACACAATATCTACATGGTATAATATATTGAATAATATGACCAGTTATGGAGGTTCTAATTTAGGAGGTGGCCCATTCAATGGGTTTTCGGCTCGTCAAACAATCACAAATTATAAATCTGGCGAAGATGCTCTTACACGCCGTGTTCTTCGTGATGGGTGGAACACACAGTATGCAACCGGCAAAGTTGGGTCATATAAACGTATCATAACGCCATTCCGTGCAGTCAATAACTCGGGGGATTTCTTGTCACGCGAACATTATTCATGCGGTGGCCCAAATCCTGCCCACAGCAATGTTCCTAGCAACTCCCGCGGTATTGGGTCAATGTTCCGAAACTGTGATGCAACTGGAGTACCTGCGTCGTCTTGCAACGTCAAGTTTGTGGCAGACTCTTCGGATTACACCACATTTAAGAAACAGCGTGCATCCAACTATACCTACAACGACCTAAAGAATGGTGGCGACCAGAGCAACGGTTCCTACGTGAATGTCATGGCCGTTCGCAGACGTTAGGCGATTACAAGCAATATTTTATATGGGATATAACATCCTATACAAAAGGGTATAAAAAAGTGAAGATGAAATAACACTTAGATAACGCATTTGGTATCCAATACAAAATTACTGTAAGAATAAGAATGTCGTCATCTGATAAGAAAATACAAAACGAAGAAGAGTATCCTCTGATTGATGTCTTAAAGCATCTTGGAACGTATGAGGAAGAACCGCACACACTCATCAAATCCTATTTTGAAGGGCAACATTTAGAGCGTCTGGTGCGCCATCAGATTGAATCATATGACCATTTTGTGCATGTGCAGATTCCGCGCACGATTGAGATGTTTAATCCAGTCATTATTCGCCACGAGAACGATTATGTACCAGAACACAAGCAATATTATTTGGAGATGCAGGTCTCTTTTGAAAATTATAAATTATATCCCCCACAAATCCACGAAAATACTGGTGCTACTAAAATCATGTTTCCGCAAGAGGCCAAGTTGCGCGGTTTCACGTATGGTTCTATGACCACGGTGGATGTGCATGTCAAATACATTGTGCGGAACACGGAGAACATGGATACGCCACAAATCATCAATGTAGTATTGCCAAAAATACGTATCGCCAATCAATTGCCAATCATGGTAAAATCGTCGGTTTGTATGCTGAGTGTCAATCGCCATTTATCGCCTAAATCTCTGGGTGAGTGTGCAATGGACTGTGGTGGATATTTTGTGGTGAAGGGTAGTGAAAAGACTGTTTTAGGTCAAGAGCGTGCGGCGGAGAATCGTATATACTGTTTTGATGGCAAGAATACTACGAAATGGTCATGGTATGCTGAAATGAAATCTGTGCCGGACACAAAATGCATTTCCCCGAAACAAATCGAGATGTGTATTTCCAACAAAAACAATGGTTTCGGACATCCCATTTTCGTTGAACTGCCCCGTGTGAAAATCCCCATTGAATTGTTTGTGATTTTCCGCGCATTGGGAATTACCAGCGACAAAGACATCTGCAAGTATATTCTGCTCGAGTTGGAGTCGGAAGGACAATGCGAAATCTTAAAGTGTCTGCAGGCGTCCATTATTGAAGCAAACAAGTATTTGACACAAGAAGATGCTATCCGCCGTATCACGAGTCATGTCACATACGTCTCTACCAATCCAAACCAGACAGACAAGGAATATGGCGCACGCAAACGCCGTGAATATGCGATGGACATCTTGACCAATGACATTTTCCCACACTGCAAGACGAATAATCAGCGCATTTACTTATTGGGGTATATGGCCAACAAACTCCTAAATGTATCTCTGGGATACTTGCAACCGGATGACCGTGATTCGTATTTAAACAAACGTATTGATTTAACGGGGACTCTCCTAAACAATCTCTTCCGCAACTATTTCAACAAAATGGTCAAAGAAATGCGAACCCAGCTGTTGCGCGAAATCAATACTGGCTCATGGCGTTCCAAGGAGGATTTTGAGAATATTCTCAATCCGGCAAATGTGTATAAGATGATTAAACCGGCGATTATTGAAAACGGTATTTTGCGCGCTCTATCCACCGGTGACTTCAGTGTCAAACAATCAAACTCCAGTAAAGCGGGTGTTGCACAGGTTTTGAACCGTCTTACATATCCTGCTATCATGAGCCATTTGCGACGTATCAATACTCCACTGGAGAAAGGAGGTGGTGAGCTGATTGCGCCACGTAAGTTGCACAACACCACATGGGGATTTCTATGTCCAGTAGAGACTCCAGAAGGTGCATCCATTGGTGTTGTCAAGAACCTGAGTTGTTTGGCACACGTCACCATTCCTATTCAGAACACGCCCATATACGACTTCTGTTTAGGAGGCAACTGGATTCAACCCGTGCCAGACGATATTTCGCAAATCCATACCATGTTTGGGAAAGTGAAAGTAATTGTCAATGGCATTTGGCTGGGTATTTGTGATAAGCCGGAGGAGTTCTATAAAGCTCTCAAAGAGCAGAAGTGCCGAGGTACCATAAACGTTTATACAAGCATTGTATTTGACCGTATTATCTTGGAAATACGCGTATGTAGCGATGGCGGGCGTCTTACACGTCCTTTATTGCGTGTGAAGAATGGCACAGTGCTACTTACCCGCGACGTAATTGAAGGAGTGGCGAGCAAAAAATACTCGTGGAATCATCTATTGTTGGGTACTGGTAGTGACATCGCCTCGGAGTACTTGAAAGAGGCGGTGATTGAATATATTGACCCCGAAGAGCAGAATTATGCGATGATTGCCATGCAGATGATTTCAGCCCAACAGAAAAAGCAGACACAACAACCTGCAAACATTTCATCGGAGGACAGACGGAGATATACACACTGCGAAATCCATCCAAGTACGATATTCGGTATTCTCGCGTCTTGTATTCCTTTTCCGGAACATAATCAAGCACCCAGAAACACCTATCAATGTCTGGATATTCACGAGACGGTATGGATGTCAGACGGAACTCAGAAAGAAATCCAGTATGTGAAAACGGGCGATGAGGTGCTTACATTCACCCCCGACAATACTATGTGTGTATCCAAAACACGTGTTGTAGGACATTTCATTCAGAAAAACACACAGCCAGTGTATAAGATACGAACCACGGGAGGTCGCGAAATCATTGCCACGGACGACCACCAATTCATGACACGTGATTATTATGGGTCAAACTCAAAATGGTCACGTGTGACAAAATGGACACGTGTATCTGAAATGCGCGCAGAACACGCGTCTCAACAACCAGTATATGTGGGTATATACACTGGAACACCACTATACGACTCCTATAGCTCTGTTACTCCACGTGTAGTTCTAACAATTGGCGAGTTCTATAAAACATGCGAGTCATTGCACTTGAATACATCGTATATGATACAACACGGAGTTCAAATGTCCATAAACAATTGCATACCATTGAAAACGAATTGCGCGAACATTGGTCTTATAGCTCGTATGTTGGGAATGCATCCCTTCATTTGGATTGAGGATTTGGAAGACAATACCATCCATTGCGAGTTCCCGTTCTACACGGAGCAAGATGCCCGCAACTTTGCAGGTGATGTAAAAACATACTTCGGGGAGGAAAACGCGGATAAAATATACGAGAAGAGTATTGCGGTTGGTTCAACGGTGACAAAATATTACTGGTGTCAATATGAAGGTGTTATTCCGATGTTGCTCGCATCACTGGGGTCGCCGGTTGGACACCAAGAATATATGGCTTGTCCGGAAATACCAGAGTGGATACGTAATCATACACACTTCGCGCGCGAATATATGCGTGGATGCAGTATCATAGACAAGTATCCTAAAATTGAACGACATGTATATGTGGATTACAAACGCTCCCTAATCACTTATATGGAGCAATACAAAGAAATCTTACAGACCCACTTCAATATTAAATGTTCCGCAGTAAAATGGCAACCGCACTATAATGTGACGAATATGGGAACAGTCTTCTTTGAACTCGCCTACAACAACGAAACCTCCGTTACCTACATGCGCGATATTGGCACCATATACAACGCACAGAAACAGGCGACCTTCATCGCACTGACAGATTATATGAAAGTAATTCAAGAGAACCCAGATACACCAACAACTGAATGGGTAGAACAGAACATTCTATATGACATTGACATCAATGCAGACTGGGTGTTTGCGCGCATAGAATCAATTGAACATGTGTCCGACAGACTTGTGGCAGATATTGAAGTGGAGGGTACGAACCACAGTTTCATTGCGGGTTCATCGGGATTTGCGTCACATAATTGTGCAATGGGTAAGCAGGCAATAGGTATTTATGCGACCAACTATGAGGAACGTATGGACAAGACCGCGTATGTACTCACCTACCCATCACGCCCCTTAGTGGATACACGTTTGATGAATATTCTGCACTTGGACAAGGTGCCATCCGGTACTCAGATACACGTTGCGATTATGACACACACGGGTTATAATCAGGAGGATAGTGTGTTAGTGAACAAGGGTTCAATTGACCGTGGATTGTTTATGGCGACGATTTATCACACAGAGAAAGATGAAGACAGGAATATTGTGCGCGACGAGATTATTCGTGGCGTTCCCGACCCAACAAAAACCAAAGGGATTAAGTTTGGGTGCAATTATACGAAGGTGAATGAACGTGGATTTATGGAGGAGAATGCGCTGATTGAGAACCGCGACATCCTTATGGCTAAAGTTGTGCCTATCAAAGAGAACCGCAACGACCCAACCAAAGTAATCAAGTACGAAGACCAAAGCAGGATTTATAGGACAACCGAAGATACGTATGTGGATAAGACATATACTGGCAGAAACGGCGATGGATATACATTTGCAAAAGTGCGTGTGCGTGCCTTGCGAAAACCGGTATTGGGGGATAAGTTCTCCAGCAAACATGGTCAAAAAGGTACTTGCGGAAACATTATTCCGGAGTGCGACATGCCATTCACGAAAGATGGATTGCGACCAGATATTATTATCAATCCACACGCCATTCCATCGCGTATGACGATTGCGCAGTTGAAAGAGACCTTATTGGGCAAAGTATTATTAGAACTCGGAATGTTTGGCGATGGCACGAGTTTCGGTAATTTGGATGTGGCGACAATCGCGGATTCGTTGTCACAGCTTGGGTATGAAAGTTACGGCAATGAGATTTTGTATAATGGACAGACCGGCGAGCAAATGACCACGAGCGTATTTATCGGCCCAACGTATTATCAGCGTCTGAAACATATGGTTACGGACAAACAACATAGTCGTGCAAATGGCCCAGTGATGAACTTGACACGCCAGCCACAGGAAGGTAGAAGTCGCGATGGTGGTTTCAGAATAGGTGAGATGGAGCGTGATGTAATGATTGCGCACGGAATGTCAAAGTTTTGTAGGGAGAGGTTGTATGACGTGTCAGATAAATATGGTGCAAATATTTGTAAGAAATGCGGAATGATTGCAAGTTATAATAATGGTGTACGTAATTCGGTTTATAGAGAGGGGGAGTTTACCACATATCAATGTAATACATGTAACAATACCACGGACTTTGCGTATGTAGAAATACCCTATGCATATAAATTGATGGCGCAAGAGTTGCAGGCGATTAATGTAGTACCTCGTATCATTACAGAAGAAGATTAGAGACAGAAGAAGATTAGAGACAGAGGAAGATTAGAGACAGAGGAAGATTAGATACGTAAGAAACCCCAAAAAATCATAAAAATAATGTATATATTTTTTATGATTTGATAAACCGACTTAAACATATAGCCACATATAATTATACTATACACCCGTATGTTGTCATCTATCAACACAAGACTTGCGCGACGCTTACCTACAGTTCGTACTCTTTTCAGCCACACAGATGCATTTTTATTAGACAATCAGCTAAGTAATGAAGAGAAGGCTATCCGAGAATTAGCTCATAGTTACGCCAAAGAAGTACTATTACCCAACATCGTGTCTTCTTTTCGTAACGAACATTTTAACAAGAACATTATGAAGGAAATGGGCAAAGTTGGACTATTAGGCCCCACAATTGAAGGATATGGATGTGCGGGTGTCAGCAACGTGTCTTACGGTCTTATAATGCGCGAGATTGAGCGTGTTGATAGTGGTTATCGCAGTTGTGCAAGCGTCCAATCGTCCTTGGTAATGTATCCCATATATAAGTTCGGCACACCTAAGCAAAAGGACAAGTATCTACCAGAGCTTGCAAAGGGAGAACTAATCGGGTGTTTTGGTCTTACAGAACCTGACCATGGTAGCGACCCATCCGGTATGAAAACAAGGGCGCGATTACAGGGAAGTCATTATGTATTGAATGGGAGCAAGAATTGGATTACGAACTCGCCCATTGCGGATATTTTTATTGTTTGGGCGAAAGATGATAATAACGACATACGAGGATTTATTTTAGACAAAACTATGCCAGGGTTATCTTATCCTAAAATCGAAGGCAAGTTTTCATTGAGAGCTTCAAATACTGGAATGATATTTATGGATAATGTGCTTGTACCGAAAGATAATCTGTTACCGAATACGAAAGGTCTCAAAAGTCCATTTATGTGTTTGAATAGAGCAAGGTATGGGATTGCATGGGGAGTGTTGGGGGCCGCCGAGGACTGTTATTTGCGTTCAAGAGAATATGTATTAGACCGAAAACAGTTTAATAAACCTTTGGGCGCCAATCAACTTATTCAAATTAAACTGGCGGATATGTTGTCCGAAATATCTTTAGGGTTACAATCTGCGTTAAGGGTTGGACGAATGATTGATACAAATCAGTTAATCCCAGAAACAATATCTATGATAAAACGCAACAATTGTATGAAATCGCTGAATATTGCAAGAACGGCGCGAGATATGTTAGGTGGAAATGGGATTTCTGATGAGTACCATATAATACGACATATGTTGAATCTGGAGGCGGTAAATACGTATGAGGGAACACAGGATATTCATGGGTTGATTATTGGGAGGGGAATCACGGGACTAAGTTCTTTTTAGAATAGAGATATGCTAAGTTTTACAAGGAACGACCAAAGGAACGACCAAAGGAACGACCAAAGGAACGACCAAAGGAACGACCAAAGGAACGACCAAAGGAACGACCAAAGTTCTAATAATCGCCACCATTGTACTTTGTAACGTCATTACAAATAAAAAATATACTTAAATATATTTTTTATATAATATTACCTACAATAAAAATGGAAGAACACCGTCGTCTTATACAATCAGTTCAAACACAAATCGGCGGTCAAATAAAGTATATTGAAGAAATAAACAACAAGTATGAATGGCTTGGGTATCGTATTCAATGTGACCTGACTGAAATTGTCATAAAGATTTCTGGGTCACGACTATCTTGCGAGGAATACGGTGTATATTGTAACTCGCAACGACGGGAAGAATGTATTGGTAGAAGCATTACCCAAATAAATCTATATGACAGGCGTGGAAGCTTAGACCGTGATTGGAGATGCGAAAAGAGTTTGATTGTGGAATTGGTGACGGATAATGGTTCGTTGGAGTTTATTCTATATTGTGCGCACAATGGATACTACGCACATGACTATTATGTTCGTATAGACAATCAAATATGGAAGGGTTGTTTATAAAGGTCGGAAATCAATTCTCTAAGTACAAAATATACACTATGGTTAGTAAATTACAATATACTCTTGGTTGTACATTGGTATTATTTCACTTTATTTTTGTATTATCCATCGTAATTCTCCCATTCATAACAAATAACCTGTATATTTTATTGACCATCATAATCATCAACTTTGGTATATCGGTTAGTTGGCTTTTTGTTGGCGAGTGTATTCTAAACCGTTATGAGAATTATCTTTTAGGAATACCTAACCCAAAGGACTGCGATGCTAAACCGAAGGATGGCGTAGCTAAACCGAAGGATGGCGTAGCTAAACCGAAGGATGGCGACAAAAACGTGAGTTTATTTAAAGTCGCAGCAGATTTATTATGTGGAGAAAAAAATGGCGGTTTCATATTAGCGATTATACCCGCGTTCATAAATATATTCTGTTATGTAAAAATAATCACCATTCTACAGTCAAAAAATATTAAATTATTTACATTGTAGAATAATTCCATATTTGATGTCAACGTACATAATCCATATATGTATATGAATAATGCAACAACTACACAATTTCCTGTGTGGTATCCCGTGGGGTAAGTAGAGTATCCAGTGGGGTAAGTGTGGTATCCCTTTGGGTAAGTGTGGTATCCCTTGGGGTAACTTTTACAATACGAATATCATATGGGAGTACCGCATTGGCGCGAACACGTTTTTTTCCATATAGTTCAGTGCAGACCAACAAAACAGTCACCAACGGGAAGGCCGATATACAAAGTGTCACTAATCCAATATACCAATATTTCTCCATATTGCCACCATTACTACAAATGGTATCAGCCGATTTCCGATACCACGTTACCATTTCATCGTTGGAATATCTCATCGCAACCTCCTTCGCATAGCCCAAAGAACCAGTTTGTTGTTTCAATAGTAATCGGCACGTATTATCCACCACAGACACGTTTCCGTGCAACTTGACCGCATACGCATACGAGGTGTAGCATGTATAATTTGAGTATTCTATACATACACGTTTATCCTTTCTGCCATTCCATATAGCACATGTGGTGCATGTTTCATTCATGATTTCGGTCTTATAAACTTTTCCCTTGAACACTTCCCATCCATTATAACATTTATCGGACACATGTGAATTGCAACCACTGAATAACAGTGAAAACCCAATCACCAATAATATAATTAGAACAAGTACAGAGCGCGTCGCGGTTGTTTTGATGTTAGGTGTCATTTTTCCATTGATAATTGTCGGGTGGAAGCTTTTTATTGCGTCCAGTTCATTTTTTATGGAAACAATCCAAATAAATATACTTTGTAATTTTATTATTACATATATAGACCACCATATAAAATGTTGTTTAGTTCATATATACTTTGTATAAACTCCACCCAAAAAATCAACAATATCAAGACCAAAACTTATAGTTGCACGTCCTATAAAACATTAGAAGAAGCCGAACAAAACGCGAAAGGCGAAGCCAGTTATATGATATATCCCGTCATCGCAACACACAAACTGGCAACCGTCGCAACTGACAAAGAGAAATAACAAGTCCGCGTTGGATTCTGCCATATAAAGTGTATGTATATAGTGGTGGAATATTCCGCCAACACCCCCGACTTTAGCTCAGTTGGTAGAGCATGCGACTGTAGTTGTCCTCCCATTGTTATCGCATGGTCGCTGGTTCAATTCCAGCAAGTCGGACTTATGTGTCTGTAGTTTAGAGGCAAAACGCCCCCTCCATGTATATGGAGAGTTTGTTCATGGGTTCGATTCCCATCAGGCGCAATTCACCCACCCACATCCTTATTATAATAATTCATGTATTATAATAAGCTTACCCACATTAATTGCTCATTCACAATCTGGAGTTTTTTATCGGGGTATCTCTGAATATCGTTTTTACTCAGGAAGGAGAACAATATATTGATTTTACTTCGGTCAAATGGTTTAGAAAAAACGTAATCTATCCCACAATTCTTGAACTCGGACAGTTCATTATTATTACTGCCCGTGATTCCGAATATAAGTTTATCGAACTGCATTCCTCCGCGTAATAGTTTGACTGTCTGTGTTCCAGACAAGTTTGGCATCTGGTTGTCAATAAACAACACATCAATCGCGTCCATATTATTACATATTTGGTTGATGGCGTCTAAACCATCTACTGCGGTATATATTTTATCAATCATGGCATTATTACTGAATGATTTCCGCATTAGATTGACGTTTATAGCGCTATCATCTACAATCATAATATTATATTTTGTATGGTTGGGTTCGTCCGTTTTTCCTTCGGGTATAATACTACTACTACTATTCGTCCCCATAACTATACAGTTCTTAAACTTTATGGTGATATTAAATTGATTTCCGATATTTTCTAAATAATCGTGTGTTATTACACCGTCGTGCAGTTCTACGATTTTTTTGCAAATATACAATCCTAATCCTGACCCAGAGGTTGAATTGAACGGCTCAAATAACTTTTCCTTTATATTTCGTGGTATCGGATTATTATTATCAATAACTGAAAATATAACCGTCTGTTCGCCGTTTGTATGTTCATCCAATGAGTTTGTCACAGAGATTGTTATGCGATTTTCACGATTTGGTTGGCTATACTTGATTGAGTTCTTTAATAGATTTATAAGACAGTGTTTAATGTTATATTTGTCGCCATACACATAATCATGGATGTAATTATCCACCGTATATTC